TGGACTGCGTTTGCACCCCTCTGAACGAATATGACAGAGTTCCCAATGATGATAGGCTTTAAGTCAGCAGAGCCTACATATGACTGCACCCTTGCACTGACTGAAGTTGGCGTGATCGCGTCTGCATTGTCACCCCTCGATATTGCCCACTCTGCAGCGGATGTACCAGCCAGTAAGTCTGTGAATGGGACAATCCATCTGACATCGTTCAATTGCCTGGAAGCCAATGCAAAAAGGAATGAATCATCGTCCTGAAGTGGTGATGAGAACCCGTAGCTATTGAACTTCCCTGTCTCTGACATCCAGAACGTGTTTGGTTCCTCGACCGATGATCCGAATATAAGCCGCTGCTCATAAAACGCCACCACACGCGGGTATCCTGTTGAATCAGTCCATGCCGGCAGCCTCCATTGGTTCGTTTGCCTTCCTTTTGAGATCAGGGCAAACACGGCGATATCAGCCGTCTTTCCAGATGCAGAACCAGTGTTGGTCAAGTTCAGCCATACCTCTGTCGTGGTTGACCCGGTTACAAGCGACTCCGGGATACTGAACGTGGCAGATATGGTTGATCCAGCCGCCGATATTACGGTTGACACAAGGTCGATGGCAGTCCCACTGGCATCTTCATATTCAGCTGAGAAAGTAACCTGCCCTGCTGATATGGCAGCCAACTCGAATACAATCTTTGCCTTGGTATTCTGTGGGATGAGTAGTTTTTGCCTTATAACTGAGTTACCAGCCGCACCCTGGGTCATCCTCGCGTAAGTTCCTGGGTAGAATGTCACTGTGCTGGAACCGGTTGACCCGTCTTCCCACTCTGCGAGTCCCTGGGAGAACCTGTAATTATCGTTATAGCAATGACCAAGTACCTCACGGTATGAGCTGAAATCGACTACAACTGTTGATGAATCCGTGACGGTCTTTATCTTTCCCGTTTTCCACGACATACTTGAGGTATTCGCCGGGTTGAAATACCCTAGTCTGAGCCTCTGCTCATCCATTGTGGCTTTGAATACAGGGGTAGGCGATACGATGGTAACGGAACTGCTGTAATACCCGTCAGGGGTCATAATCACATCCTGGGGGTCGAAACTGTAGACTGCATCCGAAACATAGGGTCCATCGTCAAATGATATCTCGTCTACTGTCCAAACATCGTGAGCTGTTCTGGATATCTTCCGGGGGAAGTGGTCTGGATGGACTACATAGAGAACGTCCGCACTTTGAGAGAAGTCCATGTCATCTAATTGGGCCGATGTCCAGGGAGTCGTGAAAGCCATAATCAGACTACTGGACGCTGAGCTGACAACCAGACCACCATCCTTTATGATTCTCATTTTGAGATTCGAGAATTCCAGAGCGTATGCCTGAGTCACTGAGAATTGGAATGGAACCAGCCTTGACTTGTAATCTGAATCGTACACTTCATCAATGAAATACGTTCCAGCCCGGTTAAGGACGCCACCGTGTTTGTCCACAATGAAATTCTTAATGGTCTTGGCACCCGAAGTGTACTGTGCGATGTCCACCCTTGAGTACAAAGTAGGGGATAGCTCACCCCCGGCAAAGGAAGGCTGAATTAAATACGTCATCCCGTAAAACCTCTTGCTTCGAGAAAGTCATTATTCTGAACGGTCGTGTACTTGCCCGCTTTTTTATCAAGTAAAGTGGCCTCTGCCATATACAAACTATAATAAGCCAACATCTTATCCTTCATTGATGACTTCTTGCTGATCGGTATCGCAATGTTGGCCGCTAACTGATAAGAGAAGGCCATGACGAATGCAGGACTGAACATGTTGGTGTTGGTGATATCCCCTGTAAATATCAGCTTTGCATTCTCTTCCTCGGTCAATATCATCTGTTCAGACAGAGAATCCTGTGACATTATCTGATAATCCAGCGGCTTTTCCCCATCGACAGATTGATATATCTCTCTGGGTTGGAGACACCCGGACGGGTACTGATAGGCATATGTGAACCCAACAGGCGTCAGAGTTAGCAAAGCAAGGGCCTGTCTACGTTCCGCAAAACCCCAATCATGGTCTTGCAAGACAAACTCCCTGGATATATCGTACATAACATTGCACAGCCTCGCCGGTTCAGTAGCCTCAGTGATCACGGTAATTCTGCTTGACCCGATATGAGACAGAGCAAGATTACAGATTGCTATCTTTGATGTTGACATCTGTACCAGTTATCGTTTTTTGTTTGCCCAGAGGTGATACGTCCCTTTCAAACCCTGGAAAAGCATCTGTGATCTCTTTGCGCCCGATAGTTTCGTCACCTATCGCTTCCTCTACTGCTCTGACAGCCGGTAGACCTTGATTTGTCCAGAGTTTGTCATCATCATGGTCGAATGCTTGCAATGCCTTTTTAATGGCCTTCATGATACCACTCTGTTCGATCACTTCACTGTCAACTTCTGCGTTCAGCTCGGTGAAATGAGCGTTTGCCTTGGCACCAGTGAACAGCTCGCCTTTCTCAAAGATCCTTTCTGAACCGGGGGTCTCACCGAAGAAACACCGTGTTTTACATCTAAACGTTGGCATATTACTCCTTAAAAGGGGGCCGAAACCCCCATATGTGTTACCCGGTTAAATGTTCGACTGCTTACCGAGAACAAGGTTGGAAGAAAAAGCGCCGGCAGTGAAGTCAGCCCCCGCCCCGATGTCGATCTGCCATGCGAGATACTGCTTGGCATCATCAGGGAGAACTCTGATCAATGGACCGTCACCGATTGCATCCCATGACGTATAGGCCAATGCTCCGGTATCGTACAGGGTCGTGGAGCCGGTCATGCCTTCGAATGCTGATGTGATCAACCGCGCTCGAACTGTTGAGGTTGAGGTCGTGGTGATATCAGCCACCATTGCTGTGGTCAGTGCAGCGAATACCTCAATCGGATTCCCCTCACCTTTTTTAGCGTCCCCCACATCCAGGATGTTTGTTGATGTGATGATGTCAGAAGCACTTGAAATAAGGCTTTGGTCTTCTGAGAACATCAGTTGCTTGTCAATCCACATAATATCTCCTTTTCGTGGGTTAGCTGAATGTTACGGCTGTTTCGGTATTAACCAGACCGTCAGAGCGATGGAAGGGAATTCCACGAAACATCATGATTCGTTCCCCATGAGGCGAATCTTTGTATGACACATTCATGTTGGTCTGCTTCAAGGTCTGCAGATCCAGGTATGTCTCGATGGTCTCATTGCCGTAAAAGACAAACTTACCTTTGATCGCTTTCGGGATACGGTGCATGGCCTTGATCATCGCTGTGATCAGGTTCACACCAGCACTCGCCGTACCGTCATCTGCAACCAGGGCGGATACATCAACGTTCGCCACTCTGACGCAACCGCGATAGTCAGCCAATCCGACACCACAATCCCATGAGTAGTAAGAACGATAAACCCGGTGAATATTCCCAGATGAGTCCGTTTTATCCTGGATACCACGGTCATCATGTTGCAGACCGGCCTTCATACCCTTTGGATAAATACCGAAAAAAGCGTTGGGAGTGTGGCAAAGCAACCAGACTGATGTGTTATCAGAACCGGTCCCACCACCATTGATCACATAATCAGCACTCGTTCCAGCGTCAGCTGCAGTGTCACCTGAAGCATAACGTGGGGCGAGACCAGTAATCTTCTCGGGGTCGGTTGATTGGTTCCCATACCAGAGAGCCGTTTCCAGATCATTGTTCATACCTTGGATATGAGCAACATCCTGAGACCAGCGGTAGGAAGCCTTGTTTCCGTTCAATTCAGCGATCTTTTTGTCAATGTCACATACGGCTTCGAGCATGCCGCACATATCATCAACTTGTTTGGTTCGGCCTTTGGTAGGCTGAACACCATAGTTCAAAAGACGCCATGTAGCAGAGGGCAGACCTGATCTGATCGTATGCCGATGGCCTACGTCAAGGTTCCCTTCCTGCCAGTGCATGTCCATTGCCAACCCGTTCTCTTCCTCCAAAACCTCGATGATCTTGGCAGGACTAGAATCAGGGTCCAATAATTTCTTAATGTCCAACAATGTGATTGCGGACGTTCCGACTGTTGACATAAAACCTCCATGTTTTTTTGACTCTTCCTTGAGTCAATGTCAGCGTTGCATTATTTTAATTCCGGAGAATTGGCGTAACCTATCCCGGTTCCACCCCCTGATATGGGGCCACCAAGAACGAGACTGTCATCTGCTCCATTCTTACCAATTGCATGGAATACCTTGATGACTTCCGGGTGATCTCCAAGCCCGGTCTGTTCCAACAGTTTCATGAAACCCTCAGTGGCTACCGACTTCAAGCCCTTGTTCGCAATGTGAATGGTTTCTTGCAGCTTCTCGCCGCCAAGCTCAGGGTCTTCAGTGATCTGTTTCACCCAGTCATTCCGGGCATTATCAACTGAAGTTTTCTGCAGGTCCATCGCTTCCTTCTGCATGTTCGCCTGAATGCTGACAATCTTCTGGGCCGCTTCCTGGGTCAATCCAAGTTCCTGTGCAATCGGGATAAACATGTCGAGGGCTTTCTGATCTGCCTCGACTCCCTCTGGCATCTCAAACTTGTATTCAACTGCTGCTGGTGTCTCTGGTGCTTTTACCGCCTCTTGTATCCCTGCATCTACTGCAGCGTCACCGATAGGGGCTGACTCTACGACAGGATCAACGGCTGGTGTTGCTGGATCGGAATACACACCCGAGTCAGAGCCGGATTCGGTGTCACCCTGTACCGTTTCTTCACTCATCTTTTATCTCCAATACTATTTTAAAGAAAGTTTGTGGATCAGCTGCTTTACACAGCTGCCAGTAATGCAAGGCAAAGTTCCTGCCACCCAAATTATAGGCGTCTGAACTGTTACCTTTGAAAAATGGATCTTCAATATGACCAAATGAGAACATGGTCGCAAAGAATCGTTTGCCTTCTGCTGTATCGAGAATAGCCTTGACATCCTTGAGTTCTTGTTCTTCTTCCAACTCTTCGTCAAGTTTGGCACTCTCTACCTGTGCCTTATCCCCGGTGTTGTATTGCTTCACTATGCGTCCCCGTCCTCGATGCCTGAGTGGGCCGCTGGGATAAGTCTGCCTATGTTCGCGTGTGAGTCTGTATCTATAAATTTCATTGTTGCCCCCCACTCATTAATTGCGTTAGTGCGTTGTTTCCACCCATATCTGTCTCTGACATCGTTTTAGCACCATCTACACCTTCCTGCATCATCTGGTTCTTCTGTGCCTCTGCCGCTGCCTGTTGCTGTGCCTGACGCTTCTCCTCTACTTCATCTTTTGAATGGATGATCTTAGGATTGATACCCACCATATCACCGTATTGATCAACTGCTTCGTCCACATCGAGCTTATCAAGAGCATCTGGGCGTAATCCTGCCAGATTCCCAATGAACCCGACTGTCTGCTCAATTGAAGTCACCCCAACCATCTTCTGTGCCTGATGGAGAATGGAGATGTACTCAACCTTTAGCTCCATACCCTGCATCTCTTCGGGTGCCTCTGGGAAGATCCCCCTGCTGAGACCAATCTCAAATGTCCGGTCGATCACCTTATCAAGCATCTCAGGCTGGACCCGTTCAATCACTGGACCGAGCAATTGCAGTTTCTCTTCATTCTTCTTGGCTATTTCATAAGCAGTACGCTCCGGTGAGTCATTGAGTGCAGAGACCATGCGGAACAGATCATAATAGAGGCCTTCCCTGATGTCTTGGACTACTGAGGCTATGCTTGATTGCAATGCCCCGATGTCAAGCTGGACCATCTGAGTAGGTCTGATCGAATCGGTGTTGTCATTCTTTCCGACAAAGTTCACTGAGCCGGGGATTGAGGTAATGGCCTTCTTTGACATTGAAGAGGGAGCGTTCAAAGGTGGATCAACTGCCTTGTCTACAGCTCTCAACTTCTTATCTTCCATCTTCTGAAGCATCATGACATCACCCAACACATCCATACCCGGGGAACGACCATAGACTTCATCGGCTGTCACGTCCCATCTTGGGCCCATACCTGGGAATGAATCGTACCCGCTAACTCTCAGGAACTTCTCTGCTGACTTCTCATCTTCATAGTAAACGGATCTGAATTTCTTCTGAGTGATGACTTCTTTGATACGCTGGTCATTGGGTTCAATCAAATGGATGACCTTGTATGATGACTCTGAATTGTCATTATCATACTGGTTGGCGACTGACTCTGACACATTATCGATACCAAACATGTTGACCATCTGATCAGCCGACATGTTGAATGTCCGGTAAACACTATCCACTCTTAGAGTCTGATCTGTTGCAAGGTAATACTGACCGATGGTAAACGGATAGAACCTGATGAAACTCTGAAAGTCCTCTTCTGCCAGCATGAATCCGGTTCCGAAGCATCCAAGTTCCTTGTAGGTTGAGTGGGCTGAGGTATAGAAATTAGACTTCTGAAGCATCCAGTTCATGATCTTTCTGACTTCCTCCAACCACTCTTTGACCTCTTCAAACTCTGCAAGGTCTTTGTCCTGTATGGTCAGCTTGAACCAGTTTACAGAAGGAGAGGTTAGGCCAGAGTACATGCCTGATGCTAGAGTGTTCAATGCCCGACCAGCTGCATTATTGATGATCTTCTGATTCCTACGCTTACCATCATTGGCTCTGGTATCGGTGTCCAGAAAGCGAGCCTTCCTTGGCAACAGGTACTCCGATAGTTCCTTGTGATGGTCTTTCCACTTGTCGTACTCTTCCTCTAGGGCCTTACGCCTACGGTTGAATACTTTTACAATACCTGCAACATCCATGTTGCTTCCTTTAAGTGTTTGATGACTGCCTTGCCTCTCAGTTATTCCCCGGCAGGGAGAGGTCCACGGCTACCGGGCCAGATGTCTCCAATGTCTGCAGTCGCGGGAGACCCACGGTCCTTATGCACTGAGCAATGTCTTACGTTTGGTCGGAGCTTTCTTCTTTATCCCGGTTCCACCTGTCAGGATGTTGGCACCAATCCCACGGCCACCACGCTCGGTTCTCTTTTGAGTTGCGAGTCTGCCAAGATATGTTGGGAGTTCTTCGTCATCATCTGTTGTGGAGTCATCGTCATCTGTTGTAGCAAAAGGGTTATCTGGGGGTTCATAATCGTCTGGCGTCCGACCATGCGGCTGCCATGGTAATGTAATTTGATCTTGTGCCATTAAATCTGTGACAAGATCCGTTGTTTGCTGCGCGGGGTCCATGATCTGCTGTTGTATAGCATTTCTTATCACACCCCCAAGGTCTTCTTTCCCTGATGCTACATCCAGTATCGCTGACCCTGGTAAGACTGCTGAATCGTAAGCAGACTTGGACGTGCTTTTAGCGAATCTCTCAAGTGTCCCGGCCAATCCTCCCTTGCTACCACCCATCTCATACCTCCTTTAATAAATCAATTGAATACGGTTTATATCCCTTAAACCGGTAATACCTTTCAAGCTGCTTGTGGTTCAACTGTGAAGACATACCCAACATGACATGCTTGATACCGTGTTGCTTCGCATAGTCTTCATATGCTGCAATCATGTCTGTTGTTGTCTTGCCTCTACACCCCTCCCTCACAAAGAAAGCGAGATCCAGTAAATAAGGCTCTGGATTCCAGAGGAAGTTTGATTTGGTGAACAGTAGCATCCCATCGTTTGATTCTGGTATGATGACATTAAAGTCTTCCTCGTTGATGATCCAGCGTAAGAGCGGTTCAAAGTATTCCTCATCCAGTTTGTAATTGTCCCTGACACCCTCAAGCTGGTTATACTCCCTCGAAAGTTCCATGATCAAAGGGATATCTGCCTCAGTTCCAAATCTTACCTTCATTAATCCCCAAATAATGAGTAATCTGACTGCGCCATTGTCACATCTTTGCTAAATG